TTCTAGAGCCTATTACCGATATGCTCGGAATAACTAATCCACTGAAAGAATCAGATAAAGAGGATTATGAGTTTGATATAATGGATGCGCTTGGAGTAACTGCGCTTCTGGGAATGCTAGGGCTTGCTCCAACCCCAGGATCTAAACCCGGAACTAAAGCTGGTGAATCTGCAAAGGCTGGTAGTCCAGAAAAACCTAGTGCGGGATCTAATGTTAGAGAAAGACATCCTGCTGGAGCAAAAAATGCAGCTGGTAAATCTATTGGCGGACAATTCAAGACAGCTCTTCCAAAAGAAGGAATAACAAAACTAATAGTGAAACGTGTTGCTGGCGCCGCAGGAAAAATTATTCCCGGTCTAGGACTCGCATTAGGTTTATACGATGCTTACAGTAGAGCAAAGGAGGGTGATGTTGTTGGAGCTTCTATAGCCGCAGGCTCTGGAGGTGCAGCTCTAATTCCAGGTATAGGAACAGGAATTGCGATTGCGGCAACCGCGGCTAATATAGCACGTGATGTATATAAAGAAGCGTATGGTGTATTTCCTGAAGCAGATGAAGGTGGCGATGTAGCAAAAAATTTAAAATCTATAATGGATGAAACTATTGAATCATTAACCAACAAAAAACCTGGTCCACCAATGAGTGATGCAGATAAAAAGAATTTAGAAGGACCGCTGGCTGCATATGCTGCAGCAATTGATCCAAAGAGCAAAACGTTCGTGCCACCAATCCGCCGTCAAAGGCTGGTGAGTGATGTATGGAAGGCGTCTGGTAAATTAGGTATTCCGCGAGAAGTCGTAGAAACTGAACTTGGTGCAGTAAGAGATGCCGCCGCTAGACAAAATAAAGCAGACGATAGTCTAAAAGCTCTTCAAAATTCAGCAGCTACAGCAAAAGCAGACTCCGCAGCTGAAGCTTCTGCCCCGGCGGAGCCAAGTGCTACAGGTGGTGCTCCAAGTGCTCCTGCTGCAGGCGGCGACGCAGCACCTTCTTCGGCAGCTGCATCTTCTTCTTCCGGTATGCCAAGCGCATCTGGTGTATCCGGATCACCAGTTCCATCAGCACCTCCTCCCGCGAGCGAAACTTCTGGAAGCGCAATAGCATCTGCTACAATGGAATCTAGCGCAGCTCAAAATACCGTTACTATTCTTCCACCGATTATCAATAATCAAACTAATACATCATCAAGCAATCCGGCTAGAGAGTCTAAAGCTAATAAAATTTCTATGCAAATTAGAATGGAAGATGAAATGTTTAGGACTGCAATCAATGCTACTGCTGCTGTATTGAAAACGCTGAAAGCTGCATAAAAAAGGGTGTATCCCATTACAGGATACACCCATCAATCAAACTAAACTATTTCTATTCGCGTGCCAATTTTTCAAACATAGCAAGCGTGTCATCTTCTTCTTCTTCGTGTGAAGATTTCTTAGAAGGAAGTGATTTAGCTTCCATGCTCTTTGCTTGCTCCGGCGCTTTCCATGGTGCTGAATCTTCTTCAGCAACAGATGCTGGATTATTCAAAATCTTTTCAAGACGAGCAGATAATTCCGCATAAGTTTTGAACTGATCAGCGGCGATCATAGGAGCAAGAGCATACTCAGATTTCCAAATCTTTTCTAGTTCTTCTTCACGAGTCAATTCGCTGACATCATCAAATTCAGACTTATCGTAATTGCGATATCCTTCGACATTACGGATCTTCAATTTGAAATTAGCACCATTCCATAGATCAAACGGATTAACTGGTTTTTCATCTTCAAACTCAGGATTCATTTTCTCATTAAGTTTGTCGAAAATCTTTTTACCAAACTTGTATAGAAAAACTTTACCTTCGTTGTGAGGATTGGCTGGATCCTTAACGACATAGATATTTGAAATATAATTCAAACGTCGTTTTTGTTTACGAGCGATCTCTTTATCTTTCTCATTTCCACTATTCCACAACTTGCTATTCAACTCACCACAAGGATCTGGTTGATTCAAAGTTGTCAAAGAGTTTTCGATATACCAACCACCGGGACCTTGGAAGCCGTGATTCCACAAACGAACCCAAGGCACATCTTCACCCTGAGGTGCGGGGAGAAAACGAATAACCGCGTAGCCGTTGCCACTCTTATCTACTTCTGCTTTCCAGAAGCGATCGTCTTCGTTCTTTTTGGTTGTATTGCTGCTGAACTTATCAAGTTCTTTTGTGAGGCGATCCATTGAAGTATCGCGCGAGCGTTTCAGTGCTGCAAATGATTCTGGCATATTGTGTTCCTTGTATTTTAAGTATGAGTCGAAGTATGTTTTCTTAACCACTAACTACCATGTGTTACATTATTATTTAGTCACGAATTCTCCTGTTTTAAATTAAAAATGAAAATATACCTGCAGTCAATAATAGAACTACAGCCCACGACCCAAGAACTCTATAGTATGTGTTCAGCGGAGTATTGAAATATTTATGCCCAATCATAACACACTTATGAGTCGGACTTAAAAGATATCCAGCAAAGTCTAAAGCAAAAAACCATAGGAAATATTGATGTCCAAAAACTTGAGCCATGATCACAGCAATCGCAATAAACTTCCCAGAACTTCCCATCAGGAAACTAGCTATGAAACCAATCGCGGAAATGGAAACCATTCCTACCAAAGTTTGTGGATTTAGCAAACTATCTTTTAATGTGGCTTGCCAAGACGCATCGTATGACTTCATAAAATTACCTAACACGATTACTGCGCCAACCCACAGCAACACATCCCAACGAACATAGCTCAACAGTTTCTTTATGTTCCATTCCTGGCTGATGATCATATAATACAAGGTTAAGAATCCGAAACATGCAATCATCCATTTCTCATTGTAAATATACAATCCTATGGCTATGAACATAGGTAGAATATTTCTCAAGACTGCAGATATTTTAAATTCGTCAGATGCTATTACAATTTCTTCGTCGTGTATCTGACTCCAGATATACCAAGAGATGAATATGAAACTGACGATAAGTAAAGGCCAAATTAAACCCAACCACGCTGTGTATGTAAGTCCAAATGCGGCGATAGGAAGGATTACAGTTTTTTCTATTGGCGACCACATGTAATAATGATGAGTTGCTAGATAATCTACAATCCCTAATTTTTCTCTACCATGACCTTCTTTGAGTGCAATCGTATCTAGCAATCCAGCAGACACAGTTACCCTACCTTCTATTGGTAGTATTCCACCAATCGCGCTCAATAGGACAACAACAAATTTATTGCTACGGAATGTATTTCTTACATAAGAAAATGCTGAAGAAAATAGCGCATATTCTTTTGCCAATCCAGCAGTAATCATAATGAAAAATATCATCCACAGATAACTAATCCCATAAAAATACGTCATGGAATAAATACTTTCTTGACGATTTTAGTCAGATCATTTTTATTGACGTGAATAAATGGTTCATATTTTCGAATAGACTTACTCACGTCCGGCCAGATAACAGTATCCTTTATCTCTCTATCCCACTTAGGAAGATAATTCAATACGATATTAGAAGCAACTAGAGTTTCCATGCTTATCTTTTTTCCAAAATATAATTTTAGAATCTCAGGGTGCGAGCCAGAATTAGAGTCCCAAAGATCTGAAGGATTAGCTGTTCGAAGTTTTTCTTTTGCGATAAGAAGATCCTGCTCAAACGTATATGAAAACGATTGAATTTTTCTTTTCCAATTAGAATAAATTTTTTCGGCACCCACACTAGATAGATCACCAATCCATTTCGTTTTGTTACTGTCAACAAAATTGGCAACAAAAAAATTAGTTAATTCCTGATCATTGTAGCGTCTTTCTATCTTCTTGAAAAAGAATGTGTCTTTTCTCTTTTCAAAAGATTCATTCGTCATAGCGCGAGTCTTTCCGCCATAACGGAAATAATCATAATCAGTTGTGAAGTGCAACTTCAATGCAAGATATCTTGCGTATGCTTTCATGCCTTCCATGGTCAAATTGGCAACCTCGCTGATTTTTTCTTCTTCAACATATTATTGGATAGTGCTTCGTTTTTAATCAATCGTTTCATTTTGATATTGATTAATTTCGGAACACTTTCGTATTCTAATTTAATTTCTTCGCATACGTATACGATCGACTCCATGTAGGACATTTTTTTGGTCCTAACATACTTTTCGACTAGATCGATAAATTTTTCTTGTGTAATGAAATTCAATTCACTTAGTTCTTCTATTTCTTCCATAGCAATATTATACTCCATTGTGATTTAATTGTCAAGGCATTTTCCTGTTTCATTTCCTACGATTGCAATTCTTTCCATCCATCTTGGGTAAGATGGGTCGAAATCGAAATGAACTTTATGCATCGTGCATCTGTTATCCCAAATAATTAAATCGTTTGGT